CTTCATCAACCTTTGCAGCATATCTTGCATAGGTTTATTACCAACATTAACAGCTTGAGTATACAAAGACATTAATTCTTTGTTATCTACTTCTTCATAACGATCTATCAACGCTGCTTCAAGTTGAAATGTTTTTAGTTTATTATCAGTACTACTAGCACCTAATCTTCTTTCAGATAATGTCAGTTGTTCCGTATCATGTTTATCTTTAGCTTTATATAATTCTTCCATTTTCTGCCAGTTACGTTCACCATATTTAACACCGGGCATGAATTCAAAGTTATGCAATTTGATTAGAAAGTCATTAGTAAGACGACCTTCACCAGCCATCGCTACTAAGTGTCTATCAACTGTAGCTACAGCCCATGGTCTATTAGCTTTGTCTCCACCAGAGATAGTTTCAATATGATCAAATACACCTTTAGGTCCATTAATCTCTAGTTCATTCCAGAGACCTTCTCTGTATTTTCTATCTTCATTCTGTTGTATAACAGTACGATTCTTCTCACGTAATGCAGATACACCACGAGCTTGGTGGTTTAGAATTCTTTCTCTAGTATGTGTTACCAGTAGATCAGAATCTAAACTTTTAAGATGAGGTAGGTTGAAATAAGTACTTAATAACCTAGCATCAACAGCTGCTAATATTTCAGGATTACCACTAGCTATAGCAGAAGCTTTAGAATGCCTACCTAAATTATTACCAAGTTCAAAAACTTCAGTATATTTAGAATCCTCCCAACCTGCATAATCACGACCTCCTCTGATGGCAACACCTTCAGCTAATCCTAACCGTTCGTAACCATTTAATCTAGATGCTTGTTCGATCTCTTCCCAGCTTGCACCACGCTCTCTCATCTTATTACGAAGAGAGTTATTAGCACCAGCCTTTGCTTTTAGATGACCTCTGATACCTTGCTGAGCACCGTAGTCTTCAGCTGTAATACCATATTTAAACGCAAGCATCTGACCGAATGCTTTACCATCCTTCTCACGTTTAGCATCAATTTTATCCCAAACTTTACCTATTGAAGGAGCAAGTTGTGATAACTCACTAAGTGCTCCTTTATTAGCATTCTTTACTCTACTGGTTGCTTCGTCAATCTTAGTTTTATGATTAAGTTTGACAGCATCTATGAAGCTTTTAGAAAGCTCCATTTCCCATTTCCTAGTTCTTTCACGGTCCTTTTGTTCCGCTATGAACTTGGTTTCTAAATTACTTATATGTTTAACCGACTTAGCTTCTTCAGCTTTTAGTCGTTTAGACATTTTCTTTAGTGTCGCCTGACCTTCCCGTAGGATACCTTCAGCCGCATTCTCAACTTTTATTGTGTTTGATTCCACACTGCTCGCCTTGGCTGAGCTTTGGAATAAATTAGACATAGCTTACTTATGTAAATGGTGCTACTAAACTCATCACTTGACCAACCTTACTTAACACACCTTGTTGAGGTACAGTATTAGCACCAAGCACAGGCTTAGGTGGTGGTGTTGGTCTCTGTGGATCAATGTATGTAGTATCAGGTATCTGTAGTGGTAAGGATTCTGCAGGTTGAGGAGTAGGTCTAGCAGTCATCAACTGAGCTGCTTGCAGATCTTGTTGATACTTATCCATAGTAATCCTATTCCTATCAGCTGCATCCTGTTCGCCAGCACTGATGATAGATTGTTGTATTTGTTCTCGTCCAAACTCAGTACGTTCTTTAAGCTGTGAAAACTTAAGTCCAATACCTTTATAAGCTTGTTCTGCATCTTGTACAGAATTAAGCAAAGTATTATTTATTTGTCGATAGTTAAGATTAGACAACTTATCTTTATGCGACAAAGTTTCAGATACTCGTCGCTTATCAAGAAGGTATTTAGATTCAGCTCTACTGATAGAATCTGCCATAGCAGCTTGGCCTTGACCATAGCTTGCCAGTAAAGATGCTATTGCTTTTTGAGCCGACCTACCTGATTGATTTAAGTTCTGTTGTTGACCTCTGGCTTGTATGTTTTCTAGTCGAGACTGTTGGGATTTAAACGCCATATCAGCTTTTGTAGCTGCTAACCCTTCTCGAAGTCCAGCAAAATCTAAGGCTGCTTGAGCTGCATCCCAGTCTCTGTTGACACCAGTTTGATCTATTTGAAGTGTAGCTAGATTCTTTGCTTGATCTACCTTCTTTTCTAACCCTTCTATATCTAAATCTGCTTGCTCTGCCGTCTCATAATATTTCATTAAGAGATCTTGGTTTTGATAACCAAAGGCAATTAATTGATCTTGATACGCTCGATTAGCATCATTAATCGCTATCTCTTCTGCTATATTATTATAATCTATCTGTTCTTCATACGACGCTACTCCAGCATTATAAGCTTCTACTTCCTTACTGTACTCATACAGTCGCATGTTCTCTCTATTCTGCCATGCGTTGAATTCTGCTTGTTCTTTAGCTGCATTCAGAGCGGCTTGATTCATCTTTTGAGCAGCTAAACCTTCTTGTGCAAATGCATAGTTATCTTGAGCTGTGGCCCAGTTATAAGCCCACATCTCATTATTCATATGCCACTGCTGCTTCAATGCTTTTTCATTTAGATCAGATGCATCCTCCCCAAACAGCCATTTCATTATACTCATAATTAACTCCTCCTATAATAACGTGGGCTATAGTTTCCTTCCCACATCATTGAAGTCAGAGAGACTGGGAATGGTGAATCACTAAAGATTCTAAGTAAAAAGTTTTCTGTACGTTGGTGTATAGGTAGTGTATATACTGCCTGATCAACCATAGGTACGTCGTCAGCTAGGTATAAATTAGCTTCTTGAACTGGCTGTACATCATACCAGTTATCCTCATAGGCTATCATCTTAACGGTAGCAGCTGGAGCCGAACCCATTGTAATAACACCTGCGTCTGTAATAGTAAAGTTAGTTGTATTGGTACCATCTAAGCTAACTTTGATATCATCCTTATCCTCTATATCAAATGGTAGACTAAACTCAACTCTACTACCATCTGTTAAAGGAGAAAAATCATATGACTGACCTCTTAAACCATTAGATGTAAGTTTAAAACCTAATGTACTAGATCTACCTACTGAAAACTTCATCCTAGATATAGTTAAAACAGACGTATAATCTGCTATACCCTTATCTAATTGAAAGTATGTTTTAGGTAATGTTATATCATAATCAAATGTATATCCTACAATAACGTTAGTAGCCTGTCCTGATAAGTCTATATTATCTGCAATAAAAAATGTACCATCACTATCTGAATCACGTTCAGCTTTCATAGTAAAACCAGACTGCACAATTGTACTATAGTTACTAGCAGCATCACCTGAAATCGCAATGATTGGTGTAGCTGTAGTTATATCAGAGTATGGTATATAACATTTACTGAAATTATTACTACTATCAAACACAACTTTCTTTTCTGAACCCCCTGATAAACCATTTGTAGCCTTACAGTAGAAGTCCATATATGGATTAATCTTAGTACCATCACTGGTAATCATAGCTTCATCTTCAAGTGTAGCACTTAAGTTAGATGTGAGTAAGTTATACCTAGCCGATGAACCTGTACCAATTTTAACTACAGTATATAATACATCGGAATCTACTACTAGATCTAATACATTACCCGGAAACTTCCAGCTGTACCATGCTTTTAAGACTTGTTGATTACCTTCAGCATGTGTTCTATAGAAATATACAGTATCTAATGTTGACCCGTACAGTGCTATAAATGAATTCTGTGGGCTAGCAATTAAACTATCAACAGTATCTGGTATATACTCATCTACTACTTTACCTAAATTAGTTACCTCTGGTATCTGTCCTTCACCCCTTGGGGTAAGACCAAACACTCTGGTATAGGCTGGTGTCTTACTGACAAAGTTTATATTGGTACCTACATCTACAGGATCTATATTAGTATCCATCTCATAGTTAGAGAGTCCACGTATAATAGCAGTCTGTGGGGATAGGTTACCATCAGCAGCGTACATAATAAACTGCTGGTTTTCAGAAAATAGAATCAAACCTGATGCTACTGGTATAATACCATGCAACACAGCTGGTCTGATACTAGAACAGTTAAGGTCAACTGGATCAGATGCACTAACTGTCTGAGCTGTCGCATGATAGAAGTTGAAGAACTCACCAGCTTGACTCATAGATACATTATCTTCTGATAAGAATCCTAGTCTGTTGTTGTAAAAGAAAGCTTGTTGTATCTTTTCATCCTTAAATGAAGGGTGAGCATTTGTAGTGTCATCACCTACCAACCTAGAAGTCCAAGTAACTTGTCTAAATGTAAATGCATTAGTTCCTGTATTGACTAACTCATGTGGCATTGTAGAAGCAGTGAGTCCTGTGGACATACCGAATCCTAACGTCTCTTCCCAATAACCACGACCATTACCACTACCAGCATCAGCTTTAAAGCGTGCATAATAATCATCTGCACCACTAGCTGTATTAATAATTTGTACTAATCTATTGTGTACTGATTCGTTAGGTAATTCAGATATATTATTAACTGTGTCTTGATAGCTTGAAAGTTGTTTACCATCTATACCAGCATCAGTTGTCACAGTAAATGCAGCTGACGAATGGTTAAGTTCTAAAGAACCATTAAGTTGAGTAACCGTTAAGTTAGATATACTTAAAGCGTTGATTGCATTTTTTACTCCAGTTAATATTTCTGAAGCTGTAGCTGCAGAGTCACTTGTAAAAGAAGCTGTTTGTGTTGAGCCACCTGTTGTTATATATACTTTATAATCTGAACTATTATCTACACCAAGTAATCTTATAGTAGCCTGTCTATTAGTATTAAATGTAGGATCAGCTATCGTTGTAACAACTTTCTGTTTATTAGTAATAATAGATGTATCCTGTACAGTAAGTACATGATAATCAGTTTTAGTTACAGCTGTAAGATAATCTCTAGCACTACCTGAGTAAGTAATTGTAGATTTAACATTGGTTGCTGCATTCCATACATGTATCTCTCCATAAGGAGAACTTGATGCACCTACAATACACCCTATATATTTCTCATCATTATCACGATGGATATAGAACCATTTAGCATTATCTAAATCGGTATCATTATATGCAGTACCACCAGTATCTTTTAAAACTGTTAAGAATTTAAGTCCCGGTCTTTTCTGTAGACCAAATGTAGGATCAGGGTAAGCGTTAAGAGCTTCACGAACTTGACCCGGAAACTTC